CTTCGGGGCAAGACCCCAGAGGACAAGGCAATCGCTGCAGCCCTTCAACGGGACTTCGTAGATGGCTCCCCTGTGCCTCGCTTCGTAGGCGGAACTGCAGATGGTTCTGTAGGTGCCGCTAGGGTGCCCCAAGAAGTGCAACTCTCGGCTGCCGAACAGGTTGCTGTAGATAGCGCAGGCGCTCCAACCGCCGCTCTGGCTGGTGCCCGCATCGACCGCTCTGCTATCCTCAAGAGTTCCGAGAGTGACATCATGCGTCGTCTTGGTGGTGGTCTGGTCGAGGATGGTGTTGGTAACGCTGATCGTTCGGCAAACCGTTTCTCTGTCTCCGAGAAGGTTGCCCGTGAAGAGCGTGTCCGGTTGGGTCGCTTCTACCGTCAATACAATGCCTCATATCGGGATTGGTTGAAGGATGAAGGCAAGAGCTTATTCTGGCAGCATGGTGTGAATGAACGCTCTCAGTTCAACCGTCAGGTATCCCAAGCGGTTCGCCGTGAGATTGACGCTGTGTCTAACAAACACGTCTCTGCTGTAGCTGGTCAGATGAAGAAAGAGTTCGCTGATCTCTTGGAGTTCGGTAAACAGCAAGGCATTCGTGGCTTCGATGAAGTGAAGGCAAACCACAACTACATGGTTCGTCGCCATCGCATCGACCGTCTTGATGATCTGGTCGAAGAGTTCGGCTCAGGCAACATCAACCGCATGGTCGCAGAGAGCATCCAACGGGCCAACCGCAAATGGCGCAACAAGAACCCTGGCAGAGCCAACGCAGTGGATGAGATCGACTATGAAGATGCCCTCAAGATGGGTGAAGCATACGTCAAGAGTATCCGTTCTCGGCGCTTCGGGCAGTTCGATGTTAACCGCGCTCTCGCAGGCCAGGATATGGACACCTTGAAGATGATGCTCGACGACGCTGGTATGGCCTCTGAGGACATCACGCGCATCACCGATAAGATACGCTTCGACGGTGACAGCGGTGACCGAGGCCGCATTGGTTCAGCCAAGTGGCGTCTCGATCTTGATGAGACATTCTCCACAAAGATGGTCAACAAGAATGGCACACAGCGTGAAGTGGGTATTGAGGACTTCCTCGAAGACGATGCTGAGATGCTGATGGGCCAGTATGTCCGCTCAGTAACCGCAGCGGGTCATATGGAAGAGTTCATGAAAGACTTCCGCGTAAGGGATGCTGAGGGCAACATGCCAGTGCATGCTCCGTCCTTCGAAACAGTGAAGAGCTACATCGCCAAGGAAGCCCAAGAGAAGGGCATGTCTACGGCCAAGTTCAACAAGGAGATGAAGGTACTCGAAAACTCCTACAAGCTGGTCCATGGCATCCCAATCGAGGGTGCTTCTAACTTCCGTACCGCACAGCGGATGCTGAGAGATTACAACTTCTCACGCATTGGTGGTCAGCTTGGTGTCGCTCAGTTGGCTGAGGTGGGAAACATCATTGGTAACGGAGGCCTTCGTGTCCTCGTCCAGAACATGCCAGCCCTCAAGAAAATCTTCGCCAACGCCAAGACAGGCAAGCTCTCTGATGACTTCCTGAACGAAGCAGAGACGATCTGGGGCTTCGGTACAGACCTTGAGCGGATGAACATGTCTGCGATGTTTGATGAGAGCGGTGCTGTTGAGGCAGCCTCTGGCCTTCAGAAGACTGACCACGTCCTCCAACGGGCCAAACGGGTCACCGTAATCGGCTCCGGCATGGGACACGTCAACATGGTCCTGCAACGGATGAACTCCCGCGTGATCGTGCAACGGTTCATGGATGACGCGACAGGCCGTAGAGGCATCAACGTCAACCGCATGCGGGGCATGGGCATCACAGATGAGATGCAACCTCGCATCCAAGCGCAGTTGCGTAAGCATGTCGATCAGAGCGAGGGCATGCTGGGTAAGAAAGTCCAACGCATCAACATCGACAAGTGGGATGATCTGGATGCCAAGAACGCTTTCGTTAACGGCGTCGATAGGTGGGCTAAGAAGTCCGTCCAAGAGAACGACATCGGCAACATGCCTGACTTCATGAGCTATGAGCTTGGCAAGACTATTGGCCAGTTCCGCTCGTTCATGATGGCAGCCTACGTCAAGCAGACCCTCGCAGGCCTTCACAACCGCGATTGGGAAACCTTCTCGGCGTTCGCTACGTCTATGTTCTTCGGTGGCATCTTCTACGCGGCACAGCAGCAGGTAAACTCCATTGGTCGAGACGACCGTGAAGAGTTTCTCTCGCGTCGCCTGAATACTCAGTCCATCGCTGAGGCTGCATTCCAACGTGCGGCGTTCTCGTCTGTCCTTCCTTTGGCATTCGACACAGGACGTGAGGCCATCGGTCTCGAACCTATCTTCGACTTCCGTTCCTCTGGACTGCGTGGCGGGGGTGGTCCTGTAGGTGCCCTTATGGGGAACCCTTCAGCCGATCTGATCGACGGTGCATTCCGTGCAACAGGTGGCATCGCTGCCTCAATGCGGGGTGACTACCAGTTCTCTGAGAAGGACGCCCAAGCTGCGGCGAAGGTGTTCATGATGCAGAACATGTTCGGTGTTCGGAACGTGATCTCGGCAGTGACCGGGACGCTCCCAGAATACTCACAATAACCCACATACTAGACCTAAACGGCTGCTCCCTTGATTGGGGGCGGCCAGAAACGGAGGCCTTTAATGGCACAAACACAGAAGACTTATGTCAGTGATGGGACACAAACCATCTACACATTTGAATTTGACTACATCAGTAAGGACTTCGTGAAGGTTCTCGTTGACGCTGTTGAGGTCGGGTTCACATTCACGGGCACCTATCAGGTGACCCTCGACGAAGCACCTGCTGTTGACGCAGTGATCATCATCCAACGTGTCACAGATAAAGGGCGCATCGTTGACTTCGTCGATGGCTCTGTCCTCGTCGCAAAAGACCTCAACATCTCTGCGTTGCAGGCCATCCATATTGCAGCAGAAGCTGATGATAAAGCCTCTGGCTCCTTGGCTATCACAGACACCGGAGCATACAGCGCGGGCTTCCGCAGGGTTTCCCTTATGGGTCCACCTGTAGATGACCTTGACGCTGTCACTAAGGCATGGGCCGAAACGGCTCAGACAGCACAGCTTTCCCAAGCGATTACTGCTAAGGATGCTGCGGTTGCTGCTGGGGGTATTTCGGAGGCATCAGCTTCTGCTGCCCAAACAAGCGAGGCAAACGCAGCAGCATCAGCCGTAGAGGCGTCTGCAAGCGAGACAAACGCAGCAAACTCAGCAGGGGCGTCGGCGGCATCAGAAGGTGCGGCAGCAACAAGCGCGTCTAATGCATCCACGAGCGAAGCCAATGTGGCAGCAATTGAAACTGCTGTTGCTGATGCGGTGGCTCTGGCAAACGGGATGCCCCTCGGTACGGTCATGTACTTCTCAGCACCTACAGCACCTGATGGGTGGTTGGTTGCTGATGGCACCCCTGTCACAGCGTTGTATCCAGACCTACGTACCCTCCTTGTCAACGCTGGAAGCCCCTTTGGGAATGATGGCACAGACCCATTGCGTCCTAACCTCCTCGGTGAGTTCATCCGGGGCTGGGACAATGGCCGTGGTGTGGATGCTGGACGTGTCTTTGGTTCGTTCCAGCTTGATGAGTTCAAGTCGCACTCGCACGACTATAACCTGTCCCGCGCTTATGACAGCAGCAGTACCAACACTTCGAGCTACATTGGTAAGGGTCAGAACGAAAATAGGGTAGACGACCGGAGCGGCCAAATCCAAAACACAGGCGGTTCTGAAACCCGTCCACGTAACATTGCCTTGCTTCCCTGTATCCGTGCATTCGGTGCAGTCACCATTGAAGGCATGGCTGATCTAGCGGCACTGCTCACAGCTATTGCTTCACAAGCAGAGGCAGAAGCAGGGACCGATAACACCAAGTTGATGACGCCTTTGCGTACCAGTGAGGCTGTCATTGCGGGACGTGTCCCTGACTGTATTTTCACAGGGCCAAATTCGACAGGCAGTCCGGTGCTAGACACGACAGTCAGAAATGTTGGCGGGTTCGCATCTCTTGCTTCTAACACTGTGACGCTTGCGGCAGGCACTTATATCCTTGTTGTGGATACGCACTTGAGGCTTAATTCTGGCTTGGGGAGCAATGCTAACGCATCAGTTTCTATTAGATCAGGAGTAACCGATTTAATAGCAAGCGGTGCTAGGGCCGCACTCTTTTCGGCAACTGCACCTGTTCATCTTGAGACTATTACCACCTCCGCCGTATCCTCCGATTATCGCGTTAACCTTCAAAAGGATGACACTAGTTGGCACGTCGGAACAGGCCAACTTGGCTCCGGCCATTCTGGTGTTGACGTTAATATCACAACCTTTAAAGTGTGGAGGCTGTAATGGCTGTATGCAAAATAGACGCCGACGGTTTTGTCCTTCAACGCTGGCTCGACGTAAAGAACCTCAACGCGCTCACCGAGAAGTATGGGCTGTCTGGTCCTGAATACGTTGAGGGCAAGCCTAACCGGGGCGATGTATATGTGGACGGGGCATTCGTTAGGCCACCTCCTGCAATCCCGTCACCAGAGGAAGTACTAGCGGAGTGGCGTGAGAACGCCTCCTGCACCCGCGCACAGGGTAAGCTGGCTATTGGTCCCGAAGTTTGGGGCCAAGTAGTCGCCATGTTGGACGACCCTGAGACACCTTGGGGCCTCCGCGTGGCGGTCGATGACACCCCCGTCTGGAACCGTAACAACGAAGACATGGCCGCACTCATCTGGGCGATGGGCTTAACCGATGAAGAGGCAGATGATCTCTTCCGGTTGGCCGCAACGCTCTAAGACAAACTCAAAGGAAACCACTATGTCACTGGAAAGAGACTTCTAATGCCCCCTGAAAGCCCCCAACCCGACCAACTCTGGCTGATGCTTGGCGAGATGCGGGGCGACTTGAAATACCTCGTTGAAGAGCGGCGGTCCACAAACCGTCGTCTCGACGATGTTGAGCTACACATGAGTGCCCATAACGAGAAGCAAGATGCTCGTATAGGGAAGCTTGAAGCATTCAAAATCCGCGTCGGAGTGTTCACCGCAGCACTCGGCGTAATCGTCCCTACCGCCCTCACCGCAATCGCTCACAAGATGGGAATACTATAATGGCAAGCAAAGCTACCATGGACATGATGGACATGCTGCACAGGCTCACCGCCCAGCAGTTGGCTGATACCATCGAGAATGGCGTCCCTTACTTCCACAAGGAAACTGGTGAGGAGCTTGGCCGAGAGCCAGCCCCCGCAAGCTATATCGCGGCTGCCATCAAATTTCTAAAAGATAACGACATCACTGCCGACCCCGGCGCTGACCGTTTCGATCCCCTACAGGATGCCCTGAAAGACCTCCCCACAATGGAAGATGATGGGCAGGAGCAATACTACAACTAAGAGGCTGCCCCTTCGGGGGCGGCTTCACATATCACTTTAAGTGACACCCATAAGCCCCCGTTAAGATTGATTTCTTGGCGGGGGTTTTTGCGTTTCACACCTAAGGAAAACCAAATGATAC